AGATGTACTTATGGCGTGTGTGTTTTATGGTATGCCTATATTAGCTGAAAACAATAAACCTAGATTATTATATTATTTTAAAAGAAGAGGATATAGGGGTTATAGTATAAACAGACCTGATAAACTTTATAATAAACTATCTGTTGCGGAAAGAGAAATTGGTGGAATACCTAACTCCAGCGAAGATGTTAAACAAGCTCATGCAGCTGCTATTGAAACTTTTATTGAAGAAACAGTAGGAGAACAGCCAGATGGTACATATGGTGATATGTATTTTCAAAGAACTTTAGAAGATTGGGCTCAGTTTGATATTAACAATAGAACTAAACATGATGCTTCTATTAGCTCTGGTTTAGCTTTAATGGCTTGTAACAAAAATAAATATAGACCACGTGCTAAAGTTAATTTACAACCAATAGATATAGGTATTAGAAGATATGATAATAAAGGATTAATTTCAAAAATAATAGAATAAATGCAAATAGAAACTAATTATAGTGCTTTTCCTAATCAGGTGGTACCTGTCGCAGAGAAAAACTCTTTAGAGTATGGTTTACAAGTTGGTAGAGCTATAGAAGGAGAGTGGTTTAGAAACTATAGAGGTGGTTTAGGCGCTGCATATCAAAATGGAGGTTACGCAGTTAACTTCAACGCTTATCATACTTTGAGATTATATGCTAGAGGAGAACAACCTATACAAAAATATAAAGATGAATTATCTATTAATGGAGATTTATCTTATTTGAACTTAGATTGGCAACCAGTTCCTATTATTTCTAAGTTTGTAGATATAGTAGTTAATGGAATGTCTCAAAGAAATTATGAGGTTAGAGCTTTCGCTTGTGATCCAGAATCTACAAAAAAACGTACTGAATACGCTAACTTGCTAGCTAGAGATGTTGAAGAAAGAGAATTATTTGAACAGCTAAGACAAAACCTAGGCATAGATATAAGAATGGAAGAATCTAAACTATTAGCTTTAGAGTCACCAGAAGAACTTCAATTGCATTTAGCTTTAGATTATAAACAATCTGTTGAAATAGCTGAAGAAGAATTAATAAACAATGTATTAGATAAAAACAAATTTGATTTAGTTAGAAGAAGATTTGTTTATGATTTAGTGACTCTAGGTATAGGAGCAACAAAAACAGATTGGAATAAATCTGAAGGTATTACTGTAGATTACGTGGATCCCGCTAATATGGTTTATTCTTACACTACTGATCCTAACTTTGAAGACATATATTATGTAGGTGAAGTTAAGTCTGTTAGTTTAGAAGATTTAAAAAGACAATTTCCTTATCTAAGCGACGAGGAAATGAAACAAATACAACAATATAGAGGCAATGAAGAGTATTTAAGAAATTGGAGTGGAAGAAACGATAATAATACTGTTCAAGTTTTATATTTTGAATACAAAACCTATATAGATCAAGTATTCAAAATAAAGGAAACACCTAACGGGTTAGTAAAAGCTTTGGAAAAACCTGATACTTTTAATCCACCAGAAAGTGAAAACTTTGAAAGAGTTTCAAGATCTATTGAAGTTCTATATAGCGGAGCAAAAATACTAGGACACCCGCTTATGCTCAAGTGGGAAATGGCAAAAAACATGACAAGACCTACTTCTAATATTTCTAAAGTAAATATGAATTATGTTATATGTGCTCCAAGAATGTATAAAGGTAGAATACAATCTTTAGTTAGTCGTATAACAGGTTTTGCTGATATGATACAGTTGACTCATCTTAAATTACAACAAGTACTATCTAGAATGGTTCCAGATGGTGTTTATTTAGATATGGATGGGTTAGCAGAAGTAGATTTAGGTAATGGAACAAACTATAATCCAGCAGAAGCTTTAAATATGTACTTTCAGACTGGTTCGATTGTAGGTAGATCAATGACTCAAGATGGTGAAATGAACCATGGAAAAGTTCCAGTACAAGAATTACAGTCTAGTTCTGGTGGAGCTAAAATACAAAGTCTTATTCAAACTTATCAGTATTACTTACAAATGATAAGAGATGTAACAGGTTTAAATGAAGCTAGAGATGGTAGTACTCCTGATAAAGACTCTTTGGTAGGTTTACAAAAGTTAGCTGCTGCTAATTCCAATACTGCAACAAGGCATTTAGTTCAAGCGATGTTGTACTTGTCTTCTAGAATATGTGAAAATATAACATATAGAGTAGCAGATTCTTTAAATTATCCTTTAACTTATGAAGCTTTAAAAGATAGTTTAAATAGATATAACACTGCTACATTAGAAGAATTAAAAGATCTAAGTTTACATGATTTTGGTATTTATCTTCAGTTAGAACCAGATGAAGAGGAAAAAGCTATGTTAGAACAAAACATACAAATGGCTTTACAGCAACAACAAATAACGCTAGAAGATGCTATTGATTTAAGGGAGATACCAAACATAAAACTAGCTAATCAAATGTTGAAGCAAAGAAGAAAGAAAAAACAACAAGAAGATCAAGCTCAGCAACAACAAATGATTCAAGCGCAAGCTCAAGCCAATGCCGAAGCAGCTGAGAAAGCAGCTATGGCGGAAGTTCAAAAACAACAAGCTTTAGCTCAAACTGAATTACAAATTGAACAAGGAAAAACTCAATTTGATATTCAAAAAATGGAAGTTCAAGCGCAAATGAAGCAGAAGCAGATGGAACAACAGTTTCAGTATGACATGCAGCTTAAACAAATGGACTTACAAGAAATATCAACTAGAGAGCAATTTATAGAAGATAGAAAAGATCAAAGAACTAAATTACAAGCTTCTCAACAAAGTCAATTGATTAATCAACGTAATGAAAACATGATGCCAATTAACTTTGAAGACCCAAACTATGCGGAAACAGGAGGTCCTGGATTAGCATAAATTATTAATTATTATATTTTATTATGTCAAAAACAAAACAAGAACAAGAGGCACAGCCTCTTAAAATAAAAAAGCCATCATTTAAAAAAGAAAATGACGCAACATTTAAACTAGATTTAACGAAAGATAACGAAACAAAAGAAGAAGTTAAAGAACAAGAAACAAAAGAAATTAAATCAGAAGATAAACCTGAGCAAGTAGAAAAAGAAGAAAAACCTACAATAACGGAAATTGTTTCTGAAAAAAAGGAAGTACCTGAACCTACTAAACAAGATCATATTGAAATGCCGGAAGGCATTAACAAATTAGTTTCTTTTATGAAGGAAACAGGAGGTACACTTCAAGATTATGCAAGATTAAATGTTGATTTATCTAAAATTGATGATGACGCAATATTAAGACAATATTATTCTAGTACAAAACCTCATTTAAACCATGAAGAAGTAGATTTTTTATTACATGATAAATTTACTCCAGGAGAAGACGAAGATGAAAGAAGTACTAAGAAAAAGAAATTAGCCCTAAAAGAAGAAATAGCTCAAGCAAAAAACTATTTTGAGAATACTAAGAAAAAGTATTATGAAGATCTTAAGTTAAGATCTAGTAATGTAAATAGTAAAGCGCAAGAGTTTTTCGATAGGTATAATAAAGAGCAAGAAATTGCTAAACAAAGAGAAGGAGAGTTTGCAAGTAAAACGCAAGACTTTTTTAACAATGAATTCAAAGGTTTTGAAATTAAAGTTGGAGATAAAAAGTTTAATTACGGAGTAAAAAATCCTGACAACATAGCTCAACAACAGTCTAAAACAAACACTATTTTTAAAAAGTTTTTAGGAAATCAAGGTGAAATAACAGATTTACAGGGTTATCATAAAGCTGCTTATGCAGCAAACAACATTGATTCTATTGCTGAACATTTTTATGAGCAAGGCAAAGCCGATGCAACTAAAAATATAATAGCTCAATCAAACAATGTTAGTACAGATCCTCGACCACAAGATGGTGGAGATGTCTTTATAAACGGAATGAGAGTTAAAGCTATTAGCGGAGTAGATAGTTCAAGGTTGAAAGTAAAATTCAAAAATAAAACTAAAAATTAAAAAATCATGGGATTTGTACAAGGCGGGAGTTTTCCTGCGTCATTAAGCCCTGCTGCAAAAAAAATGACACTATCAACAAACTTTTTAAGTTTTGATGATAATAGTGGTAATGATTTTGCTCAGCAGTATCTACCAGAGCTTTACGAAGCTGAAGTAGAAAGATACGGAAACAGAACTATTTCTGGTTTCTTAAGAATGGTCGGAGCAGAAATGCCAATGACCTCAGATCAAGTAATCTGGTCTGAACAAAATAGATTACACATTGCATACCAAAAAGCTACAGTTTCTGCTTATGCTGGAGCTTTAGATGCTGACATTGAGGTTGAACTTGACCTTTCTAACAACGCTGGTGGTGCTGACGCTCCTTCAGGTGCTGTAAGAGTAGGACAAACTATTTTAATGGCTGATAACGCAACTGGACTAATTGTTCAAAAAGGTTTAGTTCAAGATGTGACTAATGGTGGCGGTAAGCCAGCTGATACGTTAATAGTTAAGTTTTACGGAACTGCTACTAATGCTTTACCAACATCTACAGCTGGAATAAACTTATATGTTTATGGTGCTGACTTTGGAAAAGGTGCAGTAGGTATGGAAGGTTCTATTGAGCCACAATTTACTCAATATGCTAACAATCCAATTATCATTAAAGACAACTTCCAAATTAACGGTTCTGACACTGCTCAGATCGGTTGGGTTGAAGTTGCTACAGAAGATGGTCAATCAGGATACCTTTGGTATTTAAAATCTGAATCTGAAACAAGACTAAGATTTGAAGATTATCTTGAAATGGTAATGGTTGAAGCTTTACCAATGAACAACGCAGCTTATAATGCTGCTGTTAATTACGACTTTGGTGGTGCTGGGCCTACAGCTTCTAATATTAATATTAAAGGTTCTGAAGGTTTATTTGCTGCTATCGAAGATAGAGGTAATGTTTATTCTGGATTTGCTGGAGCTGCTGCTCCTGGTTCTGGTGCTTTAGGTGATTTCGATCAAATCCTAAAACAACTAGATAAGCAAGGTGCTATTGAAGAAAACATGCTTTTCTTATCAAGATCTACAGCTCTTGATTTTGACGATATGGTGGCTGCTATGGCAGGTGGAGGTTATGCTTCTACTCAAGCTGCTTCATATGGTTTATTCGAGAACGATGGAGATATGGCAATGAACTTTGGTTTCTCTGGTTTTAGAAGAGGTTCTTATGACTTCTATAAAACTGACTGGAAATATCTAAACGATGCTTCTTTAAGAGGTTTATCTAAAGAGATTGACGGTGTAATGATACCAGCTGGAACTACAACTGTTTATGATCAAATGCTTGGATCTAATATTAGAAGACCTTTCTTACATGTAAGATATAGAGCTTCTGAGACTGAAGATCGAAGAATGAAATCATGGATCACTGGTTCTGTAGGTGGTGCATACACTGACACTTTAGATGCGATGACTGTAAGTTTCTTGTCTGAAAGATGTTTAGTAACTCAAGCTGCTAACAATTTCGTATTGTTTAAAGGAGCTTAAATTTACATAACGTGGGGAGAAATCCCCACTTTATTAATCTTTTAAATAATAGAAATTATGGCAATGATAAAAATTCCTTACGCGAATGGTTTTGCTTCAATTGATGTTACTGGTGTATACGAAGTAGATGCTTCTAGTGCTCCAAGCATGGTATTGAAGACCGACACTCCTGTAAGTGGAACAAATGTTGTAGGCATAACTTTAGTTTTTGATGCATCTAGCTTTAATGCTGCAGATGGTCCAGCAATGGAAGCTGCAATATTAAAAGCTGCTCAAACTCCAGGAAGTTGTGACGTATACGAACTAGCAGACGGTAGCGGTTTAGCTGCTGATTCAAGTTTAACCATCGGAAGTGTAGCCGAGTAAATTATAAATTATGAGTAATTATATAAACGTGCCTATGACATTAGAGTTTACTAATGATGGGCCATTAAAACTAGCTGCTATAACTCCTTTGGATATCAGTGCTGCTGCTTTTGTAAGTGCAGATACTTGTGAAAACCTAACAATAGTTGGAGCTGAACAAGGAACAGGTGCTTCAGGTGAAGCAGTTGTCACTGGAACTGATACAGCTTCTATGGCTATAACTTTAACTATAGATGGAAGTGGTGATAACTACAAAGTAGGAGATACAGTTACTGTAACTAATGATGATTCAGCTACTAAAGGTTTTTCTGGTGATGTTACATTTGTTGTAACTTCAGCAATGCTTTTAGTACCTACAAATACGGATCCAGTTATTAGCATACCAGTAGACGATATAATTGGAGTGGAAATTCCAAATAACGCTGCAAGTGCTTTAACTTTTAATACTGTTTCAAGGAACGCTGAGCTAGCAACTTGGACTTTTACGATAGAGCTTGATGCTCCTAGTACAGGTTCTGATGCTATTGTAGCTGTTTCAGAAGCAATTAGAAAAGCGAAACAAGCTGAGAATTCACAACCAACGGTCGAATGGCCAGGTGGTGTTGAATGCTATAGCTTAGTGTACGCTAACTAACACAAACAATTATGCCCCGTTTCGGCGGGGCTTTTATAAATTATATTATATTATATTATGGAAGAAAAAATAGACAATTGGGAATACAAGGATAGAAATTATTATTTATTAAATAATAAAATGCCTTTGACCTACACAATGCCAAGTAGACATTCTCAAAAATACCCTTTAGTTTGGTTTGATCCAGAGAAAGGCTATGAAAGAGAATTAAGATACGCTACTAATCAAAAATCAATTTTTGTAGATGAGCAGAAAGGTCCTGCCACTATGAGACATATTATATTTGAAAAAGGGCATTTAATGGTTCCAAAAGAAAAAAGGAATTTACAAGAGTTTTTAGCTCACCACCCACATAAAGATAAAATTTTTGCAGAACACGATAGAGAAGTAGTAGCAGAAGATCAATTTGATAGATTAGAGCTAGAATTAGCAGCTACTAATTTAGCTTACGAGTTAGATATTGATAGTGCGGAAGCTATAATGAGAGTTGAGATAGGTGCTAGTATAAATAACTTAAGTTCTAAAGAATTAAAAAGAGATACTATTTTATTTGCAAAAAAGAATCCTAAATTATTTATTAACTTAGCTAACGATGAAAATATTAAATTAAGAAATTTTGGTATTAAAGCAGTTGAAGCTAAAATAATAACTTTGAGTGATAAAAATAAAACTTTTAAATGGGCGAGTAATGGAAGAAAACTAATGACTGTTCCATTTGATGAACATCCTTATTCTGCGTTAGCCGCTTGGTTTAAAACAGATGAAGGTTCAGAAGTTTATAGATCAATAGAGAAAAAACTCAAATAACAAGTGATAATAAAAGGGTGGCTTAACCGCCATCCTTTTTTTTTAACATAAAACAATTATGGTATCAGTAGACGAAGTATATAAAACAGTATTATACATATTAAATAAAGAGCAAAGAGGATATATGAGTCCTGCTGAATTTAATAGTGTAGCAACCCAGGTTCAACTTGAGATATTTGAACAATATTTTGAAGATCTAAATGTACAACTACGTATACCTGAAAACGATAGTGAATATGCTAATCGTCAAAAAACTATTAAAGAGAAAATATCTTTTTTTGAAACTAACGACAATATAACTGGTGGTAGTCCTTTTGATTTATCTGGATTAACACCAAAAGTACATAGGTTAGGTACTATAGAATATTTACCTAAAAATGCGGGTTTTGCAACAACAAGTTCTTATAATCCAGTAGAAGTACAAGAGGTTAGCCAACACGAGTTTAATTTAATTCGTAGGTCTTCTTTAACAGCACCTTCTTATGATTGGCCAATTTTTACTTTAAAAGACGATAAAGTAATTACTTTACCAGACTTAGATAATATTGAAATATACTACGTAAGAAAACCAAAAGACCCAGTGTGGTCTTATAAAGTTGGTAGTTTAGGTCAATATATATATGATCCTGCGGGTCCAATAGGGACGCTTCAAGATTTTGAAATATCTAACATAGATAAAACTGAAATAATTTTAAGAATATTAGCTTATGCAGGTATTATAATAAGAGATCCTAATATAGTTAGCACTGCAACGCAAATGGCTATTAATGAAGATAATATAGAAAAACAATAAAATGGGACTAATAACAGAGACAGATTATCAATATTACGAAGGTCAACCATTATTTCCTTGGGGAGCTGCAGAATATCAATGTACATTCGATACTAAAATGTTAGACTTGGGTCCTAATCACCCTTCTAATTATTTTGTAGAATGGTCACCTACAAATCCTCCACTGCCTAATGGTTGGAGTTTATTAAACCCAGGTGTAGATTATGAATCTTGGGAAAATGTTTTAAAAGTTACAGCGGTTCAACCAACAGCTGTTTTACTTCGAGTTACTTTAGTTGAACAAGCCAAGTGGGATAATTATGGAGGATATGAGTATATAAAATTAAATGATATTATAAACAACTTTATGGTTGCTTACGTTGGTGAAGATAAAATAGTTGAAAGGGTAAAAAGATCTGATGTTATATTTCATGCTAAAAGAGGTTTACAAGAATTTAGTTATGACACGTTAAAAAGCGTTAACTCAATGGAAATAGAAGTTCCACCTAGTTTATCTTTTCCTATACCACATGACTATGTTAATTATGTTCAACTCTCTTGGATAGATAATATAGGTATAAAACACATTATATATCCTACAAACAACTTAACATCTAGCCCTACAGAAGTACCTATTCAAGATGGTGGTTATAATGCTTTACCAACTCAAGATTATTGGGGTGAAAACTTAGAAGCTCAACAGTCTAGAACTAATGAAAGATGGAGAAGAGCAAACGATAGAGTAATAACAGGTGAAAGAGACGATCAATATATTGGTGTTTATGATTGGAATTGGTGGAAAATGGCTTATGGCCAAAGATACGGATTAGAACCAGCTACAACGCAGAAAAATGGTTGGTTCAATATAGATGAAAGAAGAGGTACGTTTAACTTTTCTAGTGATTTAACTGGTAAATTAATAATGATAAATTATATCTCAGATGGTCTAGCTTATGACACTGATATGAAGGTACCTAAGATGGCCGAGGAAGCCATGTATATGCATATACTATATTCTATACTGTCTACAAAATTAAACACTCCAGAATACATTGTTAGAAGATTTAAAAAAGAACGTTCATCTAAACTTAGAAACGCTAAAATTAGGTTATCTAATATTAAATTAGACGCATTCACTCAAGTTATGAGAGGAAAGTCTAAGGGGGTAAAAAATTAAGATATGGCTAATGAACTAAGAAGTACCTTCATCAGATCTAAAATGAATAAAGATCTCGATGCAAGGATTGTACCACCTGGAGAATACAGAGACGCAGTTAATATAGCAGTAAGTAAATCAGAAGGAGCTGATGTTGGTGCTGTAGAGAATGTTTTAGGAAACAAAATTGTTTCTGACTTTGGATTAAATTCTGATTTTCCAAATACAGAATGTATAGGTATATATGGAGATAAAACAAATAATAGAATATTTGTTTTCTTAACTGATTATACTGACAACTCTGAAGATTTACTCAGTAATAAAGCTTTTTCAGGAGCTTTTTGTGGTATATATCTTATTGACTTTGAAGCAGGAAATAATTATAAAAAGCTAGTTCAAGGATCGTGGTTAAACTTTTCAAAAAATAGTCCTGTGTTTGGTATTAGTTTGCTAGAAGATACATTGTTCTGGACAGATAATAGAAATCAACCTAGAAAAATTAGCGTTAGCAAAGCTTTAGATAGACCAGCGGATTCCGCGAACCCATATTATCAAATAGAAGAAAATATATCAGTTGCTACTTACTACCCTTATGAACCAGCACAAGTTTATGATGAGTACGAAGTAGAGGTTGTAATAAGAACTTCTAATATACAAGCTGATACAAGAACTGACTCAGGTTGTAATACAGCAAGTCCAGGGATAAATCCAATACAAAGTGCTGTAAATTTAGGATCTCCTCCTTTACCGCCTGAAAACTACCCTCAAATAGGTTGGCAAAGTATGTTTCAAATAACTAGTGAAATTCCAGAAGGGTTAAAACTTCATCCTGGTCTACAGTTTTATATAAAAAAATCTACACCTGGTCCAAATCCTCTTGTTCCTGGCACTAATTTTGCACCGCTACAAAACATAGTTACGTATCCATATTATAATGAAATAAGAAATTATCCTATAGCATGGGGTCCTAGTAATTTTGGAGATTGCTATAATGGAAGTACTAAATATGATTTAACTAACCCTAACTTAGCTTTTCAACCTCAAGCGGGTTATGGTACTGCGAAACAAAAAGGTAACGGGTTAATTGGTATGTCATGTTCTTATGAATATTTAACTAATCCTGAAGCTTTATTAACAGCTAATAATGGTATAAGTGTTAGTGATGCTAACATAGGACCTGCTGCAGATTTTCCTGCTGGTGCTGATTTTGGTCACCCAAGTTCAGATTATCAAGAAAATTATTTAAAATGGTTTTACTCTAATATACCTTTATTGAATGGTGAGGAGGATTATACTAATAACCCGTTTGAAACAGCTTGGTATGGAACAGCTACGTTGGTATTTGTAGTTCCTAAAATGGTTAATAAAACAGATCAATTTTTACCAACAACGTATAGATGTAAGTATGAAGGATTTTATCCGCATGATAGTGCTACAAGACTACCTGAAACATCCTGTGAGGGATGGGAGGGAGCCGGTGTTCGTAATTATCGACTTGCTTCTAATGGTGAAACTATTGATGAAGTAGAATCTTTAGGTGTTAAAAACGTTACAATTAATCAATCTTGGTTTCCTAGAATTACAGGAGATTCTGACGTTACTAATTACCCTTATTACGATGGTAATCTAAATGGTGGGGGAAATGATATGATTCTAGTTTCTCCAAATTATGGAGGTGATGGTAATACTCAGGTAACATTACTAACACCTTACCAAAGGTCAGTTAGTGCTGGTATGTTTGCTGTTCAAAACTCTGTAAATGGATATGAACTGGGTCTTGATCCTAATGGAACAGCTAGTTCTTCCTATTTGAAAAACTATCTACAACCAGGAATGAGAGTTTATTCTCCTATATTTAATAGACTACCATATGATTTTTATATTGATCAAATATTTGTTAAAACAGTACAAGGAATTAGTGTTCCACTTGGTTATACTTATTTTAGTGTATATGCTAAAGACAAATTTGGAAATTACATAGAAAACTGGACTATGCCAGGTTTTTGTGATGTCAAAGATGATGCTTGGATAGATTTTCAATTTGTAAATCCTTATTATGATCCATTATTTAGCGGTGATAAAGAGTATTTAACCGATAAGTTTTGTAAGTTATCTTATAGATTTCAATTTGAAAACAATGAGTTCTCTTTAATAGCTCCTTTTACTCAAACTTTATTTGCTCCATTGGATGAGGGTTACTATACTTTTGATGCAGATAGATGGGATATACAACAAGGTGGTACAGCTTTTTTAATGAATGGAGGCGCTGAACCAACTAGTACTATAGAAACAACTTCTCAAGGAACTATAAATCCATTGTATCAAAATAGTATTAATGAGGTTTCGTTAGTCATTAAAGCACCTAAAGTAGGAACTGAATATATAAAATGGAATGAAGCTGAAGATAAATTAAAAATAAAAAATTTACAAATAATTTTTTCAGAATCTGATAGTAATAATTTAAGATTACTAAAGTCAATTCCTATGTCAGATCCTACAGTCATCAATAACGATACTGATTCTTATGTGTACGTTTGGCAAGGTGATAAACCTATTAAATCACTACCGTCTAATGAATCAACAAGAGTTTGGGATCAAGTACCTTTAAGAGCCTTAGCACAAGAAATATCTGGAAATAGAGT